ATTCTAAGCATTTGTTTTTAGCAGCTGGTATTCCTGCACGTTCATTGAAGCGATATGTTGCATTGCAGTAAGGAACGTCAGAAGCATCATCAACTATAACCAATTGATAGGGTACGCTTGTGTGTTTAATTATTTTTTCCACAACCAAAGCAAACGATTCTGGTCTATTCCGTGTAGTTATGCAAATACTTATCATACCCCTAAATTAAATTTGTTTTGGTCGTACTTTTTATTGAATATTCTAACTTGCTCATCAGTCAAAGTAACTCTATCTGTTGGCGATACTGTTTTTAGTGTAGTAGAAACCAAATGATTTACAATTGAATTAACCACTAACATAGGCTCAACTCCAAATTCTTTGCATTGTTCAATTACAACATCATCGCTACAATAGAAATTAACATCTTCATCAAACCCACCTATTTTCTCCCATAAACTACGCTCAATCATAAAGCACCAACCTGATAAGTGACGCCCTGTTTTGGTTCCGATTGTGTTTACTCTAATATCTCGTTGCCTTTGGTCACGTGGTTCTTTTGGGCTTACTAATGGATGATTAGCAGATATTAAAGCAGTCAGCCAATTAGGTTTAAATAATAGGTCATTATTTGCTAACATTGCGTAATGTGCTGAACCATATTTGATTCCGTAATTACCGTATGCGTTGTAATTAAATGGAAAGTCTGGATACACCGTTACAGCATTCTTGTATGATACACCTTTCGAGCTCTCCACGACAATAACATTAACTTTTATACCTCTCGCTCCATTTATACACGTATTTATAGCGTTTTGGGTCATTGCCTGCATTCTTACATCTTTACCATCCGAAATAATAACTACATCAACTACAGCGGGCTTACGACTTTCAACAACATAAGGCGAATCTTCTTGCGCAACCGTTGTTTTTTCGTTATAGTCGTAATGATACAATACACGGTTTATTTCTGTTTGTGTTCTTAAATGTGCTTTTAATTGCTTTGAATAAGCAGAATCTTCACCGTTTTTAATATTCAGAAACGGAACTTTTAAAGATATTTCTTTTTTAACACAGCAAATATGATTTGGTAAACGATGATAGGTATCGCTAGTATTATAATCTTTTACGTATTTATTCGAGTAATGGCATATTTTTGCGGGCTCTCCGTTTAAAGAAACAGAAGCAAGAAACGTAATTACATCGGCATTGCTTTCTATTTCGTTTAACAATGAAGAAATATAATCCGATTCAATCCTATCATCATCGTCAACAAAAACAATATATTCGCCTTGTGCAATATCAATAAGATTGTTTCTCTTACTGCCTAACATTCTTTCTTTGCTGTCGATCAGAAACAATACCTCCACTTCTTTTTGTTGTTCTGTCGGTAACGATTCCAATTGACCATAAAGCATATCCAGACACTTAGGTAAAAATGTATTTCTTCTTTCTGCAACGCTTGGAACTAAGATTGATAGCTTCATATTTTAATAGTTTTGTTCTTCTATAAATTCCCCATTTATATCTAAATATCCTTTTCCATTTTTATCGCACCATTGCTTTGCTTCGTATTCAGATGATGCTTTTATTAAATCTCCTGTCCATTCTTTCAAAACACCATCATTAGGATCTATTGCCTTTAATGTTGTAGTAAAAACTTTTTCATTATTTAATGCTTTAAGGCTTGATACAGATTTTCTAATCAAACGCCCATTAGCATCTTTTTTATTCTCAAACACTACAATACAGCGACAATTGCAAGAATTTCCAGCACTCAAAGTACTGTCACAAGGATAACGAGCCGATTCTAAAGCTCCTGTTTTCATATTCTGCAAAAAGAATAACTGATCCATTTCAACAAATGGTCTATCAATAAAATCTAAGTGAGTAGGTCGAGTTCTTTTATCAGCAAATGCAATCCATTTTTTCATCTTAACGTATGGGCTGCTTAATGCAGCCATATATTTACCCTGATTAGCACTCGTTACAGTTTCAGTCCTCGCAATAGTCAAAGCTCTATTTTTATTAAAGTCTTTGTCATCACGAATTGTTTTAGCAACTTCTCGTGCGCCCAACCCAGAAGCAATACCTCTTTCAATCAATACAGATATCCTTTCACGTGTTGTTTGTTCTACTTGTGCAATTCTGCCTGCTATTCTTACCGTAAGAAAGTCCGACAATAACGATCTCCATAAATTAATAGGCACATCGTTTGTATTTGGTGCAAACACACTAGCAAACACATCAATTAAATCTTTCTGTTGCTTTAGCTTTGGGTCGTCGAATTGGTTCCATTGTATTTCAGCTTCGTTAATAGTTACATCGTTATATAGTTTGGTATATATTGCGGTTAATTTAGCGTGTTGAATATCATAAGCCATTGAACCGTTAGCGTATGCGGTTGCAGCAGAATTGTTGACTGATAGTAACCATGCATAATACATTTTTTTGTATTTTGATTCGTAAACAGACTGCCTACGTATGAATTCTTTGTGTTGCTGTACTAATGAAGCCATTATGCATTAGGATTAAGCAAAGTTTCATCAATACTATTGTCAACGCTGTACAAATCCTCCAATGTTGATAAACCGCTTGGAATAAGTACGTTTTTACGCTCTGATTCTTGTAATGGTTCGTAATTCATCATCGCCCTTTTTTCATCTATTGTAAGCCAATTAGATTGAGCCGCTACTTCGCTTTGAGTTTTAAGATCATCCTGCATCTCAGGAAATATAGTATAATCATACTCAATAATTACCGATTCCTCTAAAACATCTTTGATAAACTTATTGTACACGCCCTTTCTAGCTTCTACTAATGGAATAACACAATCAGTAATAACTGCTTTTCTAGCTTCTGCAAAGTTGTTATATTTTTTGTCACCACCCATTAAATCGGATGGATATTGATACACGTTGCACAACTCATTAACCATTTCGGTCTTTGATGCAAGTATATTCAAATCTACTGCAGATAATCCAAATGCAGTCCAAGTCAATGCAGAAGGAGTGACAAGTATATCACCAGCTTTATGAACACCCTGGTGTTGTTGCTTAAATTTATCTTGTATCGCGGTTGCTTGTTCTTCGCTTAATCCATCAGCAGAAGAAGTAGCTCCTGTTATCATCCCACCTGGTCCCATATTTTCAAACTGAAAACCTTGTGTTAAATCAGCATTTTTGTAACGCCCTAACAGAAGTCTACATGATTGTAATGGTGATAAGCCTTTGAATTGTTTTGTTGGTGATTGACCAGATGTAATTGGATTCCATTTTTTGAAATGTAAAACATCTTTCCCAGGTAATGCGTTTTGTAGATAATTTACTTTGTATTCAAACTCAGGAGCAAACGGATTTCCTTTTACCGAAATATCAACACAAGGGGCTGCTAATGTATGTAGTTCGTGAGTGCTTCCAACGCCAATGTGATATAAATAAGAGTTTCCTGTAAGTAGTTTATAACCGTCAATATCATAGTTTTGCTCTGCTGTACATTGGTAACTATTTGGATTTAGAAGAAGTTCTTCAATAATTGAATTCTCTACTTTGTCATATGCTTCTGCTTTATACTTCAATGCTTTGATGTAGTTTCCGCTTTCCATCATCGCTTTATACTTCAATTCTTTGGAACGGCTTTTTACTTTGAACACTTCGAAAGGTACAATGGTAGACTTTGATAATATAGCTTCAATAAGCCCATAAACATTAGGCAATTCTTTAAATCCTTTATCGATGTAAGTATCGCTTTTTTCGTCTGGATATACCCACGTTCCTGATTTGGAAAGAGTCCAATTAACATTAAGATTTATTGCTTTTTTCTTGAAGAAGTCGAATATACTCATTTCTTTTATAGTAAATTATTCGTAAAAATACAAAAAAATATCATAGAACAAACCAATTAGGCGATTTGTCTAACTCAAACCGTTCACGCATCATGAACATATCCATAACATCGGGGGATTGTCCGTTTAATTTAGACTTCATTTCATCCTTTCCTATGATTTGTAACTTACCATCCATATCAGCTTTTTTACGCTTTATTGCTTTACGTTCAAACATAAACCTTTGCTTAAATGTAGTTTTATCATCGTACATAGTATTAGCTACTTCTTCGGATATTTTATACAATCCTTTGTTTACTTTATCGCCTGATCTATAGAAACATTGCGTTTTAAGGTTTTGATAATTTTCTTTTTCTCCATATCCTTTGTCTCCGTGTTTCAGTTCTGGGTTAGGGAATGGACTAGATCCGTTATTGAAAGGGATTGAATCTTTAATAAAACCATCTATAAAGCCACCCACTCCATCAGCATCAAAAGTTATGTTTTTATTTTGGCATTTAATTTCTTTTGCCATATTGACAATACAGTCCACAACTTCCTTTCCATCGCTCTTGTTTAGTATTTTAATTTTAACCAATTCTCTGCCTAACCATCCGCCAACAATAAACTTATCAGATCCCTTTAAGGCTATATCGGCTGTTATGTATGGTGTATTATCATCTAATTCGTAAACATTGCTAAAAAGCCCACGTGTTGCGCTGTAATCATAAATATCATTATCAGATATGACCGTTTTCCAATTAGAATGAAGTAGAGCCGATTGTGTTTCTTTATCCTGAGCTAATAAGTTGCCAAGATAAGCAGGATTTTCTTTTAGTAATTCTTTATTGTCGTAAATAGACCCACCTATAAAAGTGACTGATTTTACAAATTCATCAGGATTTATTTTAGATTTACTTACAACATCTTCTAAAATATGCCACCCTTTTTGGATTACTTCTTCTTTAGAATCACCCCAAATAAAATTATCACCATCAACAATTAAATAACGTAAAATACCACGCCTTTCTGGTATTGCATATCCTGTATCTTGGTCAATCCACCACGCTATAAATTCAGCTACCCAGCTATCGGGATCAGGATTGCACGTTGCTCTCACGTATGGATTAACGCCACAAACAGAACGGTTACGAGTTAGTAAATAAAAAAACATTTTCTTTGTAAAATGAGTAAGCTCATCAAATCCAATCAATGGTATTTGTGAGCCCTGCCAATCATAAATATTCTTTTCGTATTCTAAGTTAGAGAACTTAAGTTTTGATTTACCAAACATCCATTCTAAACTAGATTGCCTAGGCGTTGCGTCCAAACAAGAATACAATTGTATTGAAGTATCCCATAAACCTCCCTCATTTCTAATTTGTGGATTTGTTCTTCTGAATATAACAGATCCAAAACCATCAACATCTTTATGTCTTATCGGCTCTAATAACAATGAAAATGTTTTGCCTACTCCGGCAGCACCACCACCAATACAAATATCAGCAGGTGAAGAGGCAAAATCTAATTGATAGCCTTCTTGTGGTCTTATTATTTTTTCGTTACTTTCTGCCATTGTCAGGCAATTGGAATATAGTTACTTGACTTTGGGTCTTTTGATTATTATCCTCTTTATAAGCTCCCAAATGCTTCATAAATTTTTCAATTACATCAAGCTTGTTTAAAGTTTTTATTTCTTTAGTTTCGCCTATAATTTCTTTGCCACTGTATAAATGATCTGATTTTACAGAAGATATCATTTGTCTATGAGATTTAGGTATATCGTGAATTGATTTTAGATTGTCGTTTTCGTCGTAAAGTTCTGATATATCGAATCTTATCATATCGGCAAGAATACCTATAACATCATCTATTTTTATTCTGTTACGTTCTCTAATTTCAGCTTGTAATTCTTCGATTCGTAGGGTTATAATAGGGTTTTTGAATAGTTCCTGAGCTGCAACATTGACGGAATTAGAATTCATTACAGAAGCATCATAAGCTTGTCTATAAGCTTCGTTTTTGTTTCCTGATTCTATGTATGCGTTACAAAACGCTTCCTGTTTTTCTGTTAATGCCATGCTTCAAAATTACACAATTCCATCCAAAAAAACAAAAACACGCTAATTAAAACGTGTTTCTGCCGATTTCCCCAAATCTAACGCTAACCTACTTAGCTAGTTTTTTTATTTCCTATTAAGCAATATTCGTGAAAATTCTAGTATAAAATCACCATCGTATTGTGCTTTATCTTCAATTGTTTCTATAGGTGCTGGTTCTTTATAATCAAAAACAGTATCACATACAGACTCAGGAGCTACACACCAATTAACAGTTGTAGTCTTATCTATAAATCTTAAATCAGAGT